GATAGCCAATGCCCAACATGAACGCACACCCGCCTAGCAGGTACAGCGGTAGAACCCACAGAGGTAAGCCCTCGTCAGCCCATCGGTGTTGGTTGTGCGGGTCGTGAGTGTTGAGGTCACTCGGCTTGTATATAGAGTCGGTGCGCCACTTGGTCATGCGCTCTGTGTTTACCTTCTTATTATCTTTGCTCATAGTCCCTGCACTCCCCACTTGTTGACCAGAAACTCTATTGCCTGCTCTGTGTTCACCTCGAACCCAACGCGCTTACCCACGCGCACACGTAATATCTCTAGGTTCTTCTGCATGGGTGTTGGCTTTTCTGGTGCAGGTTCTTTCTTAGGGGGTGTATCCTCGTCCCAAAGCCTGTTTATTACTTTCTCTATTTCTGCTTCTTGCCCCTTCGAGTTTAGGTTCAACCTAGACTGCTTGGTTATCTGGCGGCTCTTCTTCTTAGCCGCTCTTGCTGCTTGCAGCTTCGCTATCTGTGCTGCTTGCTCTTCGGGCGTCAGTGCGTCCCATCTGCTTTTGGCAGACTTGCTCTGGTTCATGCGGCTCTGCTCACTGAACTTGTATACTTTCTTTTTAATCGTCTTCATGTCGTTCTCCTATAAAAGTGTGATCGAGTTTAGGTTGAACCTAAACTCCGTAGTCGGTAAAAAATATTTCCCACCAACTATAACAAGTATAACACATCTACTAGACAATGTCAAGTGATTGTTACAAAATAAATAAAATAATTTAGCAGAGTTGCGGAGGTATTGTTACGTTTGTATTGTTACGTTTTTGGGCTTTGTACTGTTACGTTTTTAGGCAGGGGTATTGTTACGTTTGTATTGTTACGTTTTGGGGTAATGTTACGCTTTCAAAGTGGTTTTGTAACAAAAGATGTAACATTGCAAAGCCAGTGTTCATGCGGGTTGTGTAACGTTTTTACCCCTAATGTTATAATGTTATGAAGATTTATATATATATATAGGAATCTGCAACTTTGTGACAATGCATGAAGGTTTTGTTTTGTTACGGGGTAAGAGAGATTCTGTTCCTTATACGTTGTTTTTAGAACGTAACATTGTAACATTAGGAATGTTACACATAGAATCAATGACTTACGTGACTATCGCAATGTTACACATTAGCTTTTGGCTTAAAAAAACGTAACATTACAAAAAGAGTTTAGGTTGAACCTAAACTGCGCCGGCTGAACTACTATCATGACACGGTATTTATGTAACATTGTATTGTTACAAAGTGAGAGCCGCACTACTAGCTACCAAAACTACTATCATGACACAGTCATGGGGAAGCGGCGGCACGGCGTTGGCGAGCAGGGTGCGAGGTGGATGGGTGGTGCAGAAGGGGAGGGCAGAGCTAGGTGGGATATGGAGGGGGAGTTTAGGTTAAACCTAAACTCGAGACGAAAAAAAGCCGCCCGAAGGCGGCTCGGTGTAGCGGGGTGGCGCGGGGCTATCTTAAATACTTAACCGTAGGGATTGTAGGGTCTTTCTCAGCGGCAAGGTTATTGATAAGCGTATCGAGGTCATAGCGTCCAACCTCGCTAGCATCGCACCAAGTAGCAACGTTGCCAATTTCCTCGCGTAGTTTTATTGCCCAAAACATTAACTTTTGTGATTCCATAATAAATACTCCAAAGGATGCCGCCCCGTAGGGCGGCGGGTTGGTTATGCTAGGTAGTCGATCAGGTCGCCAACGGTCATGGCGTTGATCTCACCATCAATTACTTTCGCATTCTTGATCTCATCGCGGAGAGCAACAAGTTTATTGAGCAATCGTTCGCGCGTGTTGCCCTCTTTCGCTTCGGTCAACTTTTTGGTGATCGATTTCGCTACCGCATCGTTTTGCTTCGCGCGAGCTTTCAAGCTTTCGGCTTCGCGCTTGTACACGCCTTGCTTATCCTTGTCGCCCGAAAAGTCCGCGATCACGGCGTTCGCCGCAGCCGTCCTCGCCGCCTTCCGCAGCATCTGCGCTTTCGTTTTGTGCGCGGTGCGCTCTTCCGTCATCGTTTTGTGCTCGAGTGACTCTTCGCTAGGCGCGGCTGGCGCTTTCTGTGGCTTGATCTTTTCTAACCCAAAGTGCGCGATCTGGTAGTCTTGCCACAGCGTTGCGCGGTGTGCGTTCACGCCTTGGATTATCGCGGAAAGTGATTCCGCTTTATCAAGCGACAATCCACAAGCATCTGCCGCCGTTTGTCGCGTATCGAGTTTCGATCCCGCGCGAAACGCGTTGCCGTTCAATCCGCCTTGCTTGTGGGGCAGCAGCGCCGCCTCGCCGAACTCCGCGATTAGGGGAACCATCGCCTCGCGCTTGCTGCTCTCCTGTGTTGTATGGATTTCGATTAGGTTCTTTATTGTAGCTTTCGTATTAAATGTAGCCATAGACGTTCGAGTTTAGGTTTAGCCTAAACTCCTCCTAGGTTTTAAGTTATGCGGAAGACCCGCACCTCCATTATACCATACTTACTAGACAGTGTCAAGTTTAGCATATCACGCCTACCCTTGAATCCCCCACCCCCTAGGGGGACACCCAATGGTGAGACAAGTGGTAGCACACGGCTCTACATAGTAACCCACACAAACGATACTTCGCTCCGACAACACCCCACCCCCTTCTTTAATTAAATCAATGACTTACGACCCCCACCCCCCTATATTTAGGAAGGCCCCCCCATAGGAGTCCCAGAAATATAACAATACCCCCCCGTCAAGGGACCCAAACCTACTATTTAAATACCCTATTTCAATCCTTTTACTCCCCTAGGAAAGTCGCCCTTATTCCTCTAACCCGATGGCCATAAAAACCTACGCGCTGCTGAATGAAAGTGAAACACACGTGTAATTATTTCACTTTAGCGCTTAAAAGTGAAATTAAAGGCGCCGTATTTCATTTTTCCTTTTATGCGCCACTAGTGTTGCTTTTTCCTTTTATGCGCCTGTTAGTGTTGCTTCTCATGTTCATTTTTCCCCCCTTTTTCGTCTTGTGCGCCTGTTAGTGTTCATTTTCTCCCTTTTTATGCGCATATTAGTGTTCCTACACACCGTCTGACCCCCCATAGGAGTCCCAAGTCCTTGTTGTAAAAAAATTTTTTGTATTTTATACTGCGGCACATACCAGCCTAACAGCTTGCGACGAGACAATTTAATGACCCTAGCGATCATTCCCGACTACGGGGTTGATATACCGCCCGGCATTTCCTACTTAGACCTACGAGAAAGGGCTGAGGCGGCCTGCAACACCGTGCGTTTATTGGAAGGGCATGGCCTAGACGCTACGCCGGACGAAACAGACGACACAGTAGCTAGCATACTAGCGACGACTTACGCGGAAGACCCCGAGGCAACCTCAAAGAAGGTGGGGAACGCCAACATGCGTACGCTTACCCCCGCGTCCATAGTCCAGACAAACAACATCCTCAAAGAATTCAGCCACATAATCGCTACTTCCGCTGCTGAAATCCGCAATCTAGTTACAAACAAGCTTATACTGGAAACAGAGAACGCTGACCCACGTATACGGATGCGGGCTTTAGAGCTACTAGGTAAGATTTCAGACGTAGGACTATTTGCAGACCGCAAAGAAGTTACTATTACGCATCAGAATACCACCGAACTGCAAGAAAAATTGCGAACAAAGTTAGAGAGGCTCAAAAACCTCAAGCTTAACGCCGAGGGTGTGTACGAAGCTGAAGTTATAGACGTAGAAGCCGAAGAGGTCCAAGACTAATGGAACTCACAGGCCAAGAGATTACTGGGTTTACCCCCGACGAAGTCCAGACCATGTTAGACAATCTGGATAGTTACACCGAAGCCGAGCAGATCGAGATTGCTAACTTATTAGAGGCTTTGGAAGAGCGGCAGGCCATAGAGAACGCACACGCGGACTTGATAGAGTTTTGTTGCTTGATGCAGGAAGACTATAAGGTAGGTAAACACCACAGGATACTGGCCAGCCTGCTGATGGAGATAGAGAAGGGCAAGACTGCGGACGGCGAAAACGGTAGAGCGGTTGCAGTGGATGGTAAGGACCGAGTCTGCGTAAACATCCCCCCGCGCCACGGTAAGTCCCAGCTAGTCTCTATATACTTTCCGGCTTGGTACTTGGGGCGTAACCCAGACAAGAAGGTTATGATGGTGTCCCATACCACTGATCTTGCAGTAGATTTTGGTAGGAAGGTGCGTAACCTGATCTCCACCGCGCAGTACCAGAAGATATTCCCAAACGTACAGCTCGCGTCGGATTCAAAGTCAGCGGGGCGTTGGAACACCAACAGGGGCGGGGAGTACTATGCGTGTGGTATTGGCTCCTCCATCGCCGGTCGTGGTGCGCACCTACTCTTAATTGACGACCCCCATTCAGAACAAGACGTGATTAACGGCAACTTCGATGTGTTTGAGAAAGCGTACGAATGGTTTACCTACGGCGCCCGGACACGTCTTATGCCTCATGGGCGGGTTGCAATCATCCAGACTAGGTGGCACTTAGACGACCTGACTGGGCGGGTTACGCGAGATATGGCCCAGAACGAACTGGCCGATAGGTATGAAGTGGTAGAGTTCCCCGCCATACTGGAGATTGAGCAACCCAACGGTAGTGTAAAAGAAAAGCCCCTGTGGCCGGAGTTCTTTGACCTAGAGGCCCTACACCGTACCAAAGCCTCGATGCCGCTGTTCCAGTGGAACTCGCAGTATCAACAGAACCCTACGGCGGAAGAAGCAGCACTTGTTAAGCGCGAATGGTGGAAGGAGTGGCTCCTTGAAGACCCGCCTAGTTGTGAGTATATAATTATGGCCCTCGACGCGGCGGCTGAGAAACACAACAGGGCTGACTTCACGGCGCTTACTACGTGGGGTGTGTTCTTCCACGAAGAGGAGAACTGCTACTGTATTATCCTGCTCAACGCCATTAAAGAGCGGCTTGAATTTCACGAGCTTAAAGAGATGGCAACCCGCGAATATTTAGAGTGGGAGCCGGATGCGTTTATTGTAGAGAAGAAAAGTAGTGGCACGCCGTTGTATCAAGAGATGCGCAGGTCTGGGCTAATCGTGCAGGAGTATACCCCGCATAGAGGCACTGGAGATAAAACTGCTAGACTTAACTCTGTTTCTGATATAGTGCGCTCAGGACTTGTGTATGTTCCACAAACACGTTGGGCAGAAGAGGTAGTCGAGGAGGTCGCAGGCTTTCCGTTCATGTCTAATGATGACTTGGTAGATACAACCATAATGGCGTTGATGCGGTTTAGGCAAGGTGGGTTTATCTCTCTGCCATCCGACGAAGCAGAAAACGAGGCGGCCTACCGGCACCGCGGCGGATACTATTAGTGGATAAAATAGACGCAAAGTCTGAAAGCTGGATACGTAAGAATTTTAGTTTGTTTTCGCCCGAAGTTAAGCAAATGGCGGGTAAGCGACTAAATATATGTCAGGCGTGCCCAGAATTTAGGCAGAAAATTAACCAGTGTAAGAAATGCGGGTGCATAATGCCCATTAAAGTATTTTTTACAAAAGCCCAATGCCCGATAGGGAACTGGGACCAAGAGGATATATAGATGGCTATCGAGAAAGGTTTGTACGGGATGCCCGAGGGTATTGAAGAAATGGGTGAAGACGAAGCCGTAATAGCTATAGATACTATGTCCGATACGGGTGTCGAGGTAGTGCTAGAAGACGGCAGCGTAGAAATTACCTTTGGCGAAGAAATAGACGAGATTGATGCTGCGCCGTTCGATGCGAACCTTGTTGACTACTTAGAAGACGGGCAGCTAGAAGAAATATCTGGCGACCTGTGCGAAGCCGTAGAAGGTGACATGGCCGCCCGACGTGACTGGGCAGATAGCTACGTTGCGGGCCTTGACGTGCTGGGCATGAAGTACGAAGAGCGAACCGAGCCTTGGGAAAACGCCTGTGGCGTATACAGCAACATTTTGGCGGAAGCCGCTATCCGGTTCCAAGCCGAAGCCATGAGCGAGACGTTCCCCGCCGCCGGTCCTGTAAAGACTAAGATTCTTGGTGAAGCTACCCAAGACAAAGAAGACGCTGCCTTACGTGTTAAGACAGATATGAATTACGAGCTTACCGAAGTTATGGTAGAATACCGCCCCGAACACGAGCGGCTGTTGTATTCCCTCGGTTTGGCTGGCTCTGCCTTTAAGAAGGTGTATTTTGATCCCAGTTTGGGGCGGCAGATTGCCTTATATATCCCTGCGGAAGACGTAATCGTGCCCTACGGTGCCTCTAACATAGAGAGCGCGGAGCGCGTTACGCACGTCATGCGCAAGACAAAGAATGAAATGATTAAGCTACAGGCGGCTGGGTTCTATCGGGACGTGGAACTTGGCGACCCTGTGTCGTTTTTCTCAGATGTTGAAGAAGCTAAGGCTGAGCAGTCGGGCATATCCCTGACCTCAGATGACCGTTACACCGTGCTTGAAGTACACGCTGACCTGAATATTGACGGTGTGGATGGT